CATATCGTAGTACATTAAAAACAAATGAATTTAGCACACTGATACGAGTACCAGCCGGCCAATATAATATGTCATTGAATCAATCACTATTAAAAGATGATAATGAAACATATCAGACATTCGTATCAGGAAGTGATTTTTCGCCATATATAACAACAATTGGATTGTATAATTCAGCAGGAATATTAATGGCAATAGCTAAATTAGCACAACCAATTAAAAAACGAAATGATATAGATTTGAATTTTTTAATTCAATTAGATACAGATCAACCAATAATTTAAAAGGATATATAATGAATCGAAAATACATAAATCGTATAATTGAACAAGCAACTAATATACCAACTGGTAAAGCAAAAAAAGCACCATTTGCTCCAAAACCTGAATATATACTACCAGGTAAAGAAATTGGTTTACAATACCGCGGAAAAGAATATGTTTGGAATCCAGCGACTGAAACATATTGGAAGCGACCTAAAAATGGAAATGATTTTCAGTGGCGTGATATGCAAACAGATTCGGATTATTATAAAACATCAAGTGAAATAAAAAATGCATTTGATAAATACAGAAACGAACTAACAGATGATGAAGCGCAATCGAAAATCAATGCAGCTGCAAAGGCGCAAAAAGCGGTTGAAAAAGCGGCGAAAGACAAAGAAAAGAAAGAAAATGACAAAACAGTAAAGAAAAAAGAAGATTCAAATCGACCTGGGTTTTTTCAGAATATTTATAACAGGCTTCGAAACAAACAAGAAATACAAGAAAATCCAGAATATTATACGGATGGTAGTTGGGTATATTCAGAAAAGGTTATAAACGATCAAATTGGATGGTGGAAGACCCCGCTAATTAATATCACTGATTATCCAAGTTTGTTAACAAACGCTTGGGTGCCAACATCTACAAATGATAGTTTATATTTACAAACAATTAAAAACTCTGATATTGTAACGTTTAAAGATTTATTAGCTATTAAAAATATTAATGCTAGTAAATCTATAAAACTAGATGATTATGGTAATTATTATTTAATAACGCCATTCCGCGTTTATTTTAGTTATGATGAAATTCAATTAACTACAAAAATTAATGAAATTGCAGAAGGTCCGTATTTTTCTATATACCTTAAACCAGGATTAAATAAATCTACTGTTACTGATTTAATTGAAACATTAAAACAGATATCACCAGAAACAGAAGATCTACCAACCAAAGTACGATTAGGTGATCCTAGTAAAGTAATTGACTTTTCAAAAGGCGATGATAGTACAATTACGGTTTCAGGTACACAAACAGGGCAGACAGATAAAATAATACCAGAACCTGTTACAGATACAATTTTTAAAGAAGGTGGTGGATATCAATATAAAATAGAAAAAGGCGTATATTTTGCTAGAAAGATTGATACGAGAAAATGGATAAATTTAGCAGGAAAAAAAGGCGTAAATTATCAAAAAGCTAAAGGTATTATCGATAAAGCGAATGTGATTGAACCACCTGCTGATGAGGTTGCTGCAACAAAAGATCCAGTAAAAAAAGATCCAGTAAAAACAGATCCAGCAAAAACAGATCCAGCAAAAATAGATCCAGCTCAATTAAAACAAGCTAACGGGTATTTACAAGAATCATATAATTATACTGATACTATTACTACTAGTTTAAATAAACGAGTTAATAATTTTAAAATGTCCGAGTTACAGTCGTCTATAACTAAAGCTCGAGAATCAGTAAAAAATCTTAAAACAGCGGTTGCTGCTATGAAACGTGAGTATACTGAATTAAAAAATAAAACCACAGACACCCAAGTTAAAACTTTATGTGATCGATCGATAGTAAATGTAGATAATGTTATTATTGGATATGGTAAATATTTAAAGATGTTATCAGAAATTAGTAAAGCAAAAGATGCAATTAATAAAGGTATACAAAAAAATCCAAAAGGCTATATTAATAACAAGTTTATTATAAGTAATTGGACTTTCTGGAGGCCAGGGGAAACTTCGAATGGTGGTTGGAAATTTCCATTTAAATTTATAAAATAATAAAGTTATGGCAAAAAATCATTGGCATAGTGCAGGAAGTAAAACTCGCAGTGAAGCATATAAATACGGTTATAAGTCTGGCTTAGAATTAACTGTATCGAAACAAATAGAAAATACTGAATACGATTTAAAATACGAGATAGAAACTATACATTATATAGTACCAGAGCGCAAAGCAAAATATACTCCTGACTTTGTGTTCACAAAAAAGAACGGTACATTAATGTTTATTGAAACTAAAGGTAGATGGACCGCTATAGACCGTTTAAAAATGAAACATGTTCTACAATCAAATCCGGGCGTAGATATTCGTTTAGTATTTCAAAATCCAAATCAAAAAATATCAAAAACTAGTGCAACGACATATAGATTATATGCTGAAAAACTTGGCATTATGCATGTTGGTGCGAAGACGATACCAGCGGAATGGATGGAAGAATGTGTTAAAAAAGGTGAAGAACCAAAACAAAGTTTAAACTTTTTTAATTAAAAGGTTGGATTTGTGAAAAATATTTCATATATAATTCAGTAATTGAATAGGTTATTTAATTAATAGATTAATTCTTTTTTTAGAATTGATCGTTAGACCGAATATGCAATATTTGTGTCTGACTAAAATTATTAATATTATTAATTTATAAATAATTTGATTTATTAAATTAATTTTATATAATATTAATATGAAGAATATACAATTATTACAGTTATTAGAATCTATCTTAGGTAAAGGTAAATCTACATCTGGAAATAATATAGCATTCTTTTCTCCATTTGTATCTCACTATAAACCAAAATTAGAAATCGATATCAATACAACATCCAATGGAGAAAATCCATGGCATTGTTGGATATCTGATAAAAAAGGTAGATCTATATCATCTTTATTTAAACAATTAAATTTAAGTAAAGATAAATTTGAACAATTAAATAGAATAATTGAATCTAATAAATATAGATCACCACTATCTACCGAAACAAAACCTGTAACATTAACATTGCCGGAAGAATATCGACCATTATGGATTTCTAAAAAAACACCTGATTATCGCAATGCAATTCATTATTTAAAAAATCGAGGTATTACTATTTTTGATATTTTAAAATATAGAATCGGTTATGCTGAAAACGGAATGTATAGTGGTAAAATAATTATTCCTAGTTATGATGAAAACGGTCAACTTAACTATTATGTAACAAGAGCATTTTATAAACGTGATACACAAAAACATAAGAATCCAAATGTCAGTAAAGATATTATTGGTTTTGATATGATGATAAATTGGTCACAACCAATTATATTATGCGAAGGAGCATTTGATGCAATTGCAGTTAAAAGAAATGCAATTCCACTATTTGGCAAAATAATCCAGCCAGCTTTACAAAAGAAATTAATCGAAAAACATGTTAAAAATATCTACATATGTTTAGATGCTGATGCTATTAAAAAAGCATTAGACATTGCTGAAAAATTTATGGGAGAAGGGTTGAATGTATATTTTATTGAATTAGAAAATGAAGCAGATGCATCTGAATTAGGATTTAGACAAATTAATAAAATTATCGAAGAAACACCATTACTAACTTTTGAACGAGTAATGGAATTAAGAATGTCATTATTATGGAAATAAAAAAAATAAAAACAAATATTAATCGTATTGAAAAAATATATCATGTTTCTGATATTCATATTCGAACATTAAAAAGACATACTGAGTATAGAGATGTATTTAATAGTCTATTTAAATATATTAATGAAACTGCCGGACCAAATGATATTGCTGTAGTTACTGGAGACATTGTGCATGCTAAATTAGATATGTCGCCGGAATTGGTACAAATGCTTGTTGAATTCTTTAACGGTTTTACAATTCCTACTATTGTTATTTTAGGTAACCATGACATGAATTTAAATAACTTGCACCGTATCGATGCAATAACGCCAATATTAGATGTTATTAATAATTCAAATATTACATTTATAAAAGAAAATGGTTTATTTGAATTCGGTGGTGTTGTATTTAATCATATGGCTGTTGATGTAGCTCCTATAGAATATATTAAAGCAAATCAATTTGAAGCTGATTATAAAATTGCATTACATCATGGAGCTGTGAATTCAGCAAAAACTGATATTGGTTATACTATATCAAATGAAAATGTAACTACGGCAATGTTTGAAGGACATGATATTACTTTATTGGGAGATATACATAAACCGGCACAATATTTAAATGATGAAAAAACAATTGCATATCCAGGTTCATTGATTCAACAAAATTTTGGAGAAGAATTAATTCATGGAATATTGGTATGGGATATACGTAATAATAACTCAGAATTTGTTGAAATTAAAAATGATTATGGGTATGTTACATTCGAGTTAAACGGCACACAATTAATTAAAAGTCCAAGTCACGTACCGATGAAACCTCGAGTACGTATTGTATTTAATGGAACTAGTGCAGCTGATATTAAAAAAACAATTACAATGATACGAAGTAAGTATCATGTACAGGATATATCAATATCTAGAAAATCTGATTTTAATAATGCAAATACATCTGGTTCTATATCAATTGGTAATGTTCGTGATGTTGAATATCAAAACGAATTAATTACAGATTACATTGCAATTAAATATCCACAATCAACAACGGATGAATTAGATGCAATTAGACATATTAACCGAACTATTAATTCCAAACTACCAGTATTAGATTCTGTTAGACATACAACATGGCATCCTATATCTTTTGAGTTCAATAACATGTTCTCATATGGAGAGAATAATATTATTAACTTTGAAAATTTAAGTGGTGTAGCAGGTTTATTTGCAGCAAATACGAGTGGTAAATCATCATTATTGGACGCAATCACTTATACTATTTTTGATAAATGTAGCAAAACAGGTAAAGCACACGAAGTATTAAATAATAAAAAAGATTCGTTTTTTGGTAAGTTTATTTTTGAAATGAACGGAATTGTGTATACAATTATACGAGAAGGAATCAAGAAAAAGGATAACCACGTTAAAATTAATGTTGAATTTTTTACTGATACTGAAAATTTAAATGGTGAAGAACGAAGTGATACAAATAAAAATATCAGAAAGTATTTAGGTACATATGATGATTTTATTTTAACTGCATTTTCACTTCAAGCTGATAATAACAATTTCATTGAAAAATCACAAAGAGAAAGAAAAGATTTATTATCACAATTTTTAGATATCACAGTATTCGAACAACTGTCGTCATTAGCAAATGATGAAATTAAAGAAACTGCTGGTAGATTAAAAGAATATAAAAAAACAGATTTTGCTGAAATTATTACAGCTGCTGACGAGATTATTATTAATAATCAAGATATGATTATAGATTTAGAAGCAGACGAAGATGTACAACAAGATTTAAGAAATTTATTACAATCGGAAATCGTTTCTTTAATTGAATCTAAACTACCAACAACATATAGTGGCGATGATTTAGTTAAATTAAAGAAAGTTGAAGAAAAATTAATCAAAGAAATTGAAACATTACATACAGATATCGAAACAAAAGAATCTGATTTAACTAAATTTAAAACTAAAACTAATGAATTGAAACAACAAATAGATTCATATGATGAGGTATTATTAGTTGAAAGGGTTAGTGAATCTAAAGAAATCCACACAAACATTATCGATATTAAAAAACAAATTACAACTATAAACGGAATTATCAATGAGAAAGAATCGAAAATTAATCACCTTGCCGAACATGAATACGATCCCAATTGTAAATACTGTACAGCTAATATATTTGTACAAAATGCAATCGAGGCTAAAAATACGATTAGCTCAGATCAATCAGTATTAGCCGGGTATGAATCTGAATTAACTGAATTGCAAAATGATTTAATTTCAATTAATCCATATATTGAAGATCATGGAAAATTGGTTAATCTAGAAACAAAATATGTTGCTGCATTAAATTTATTAGAAAAACAAGAATTAACTATACAGATCACAGAAAATGAATTGCAATCAAAAGAATCTGAATTAGAATTAAATTTAGAGAAACAAGATTTATTTAAACAAAATGCAGTAGCAATAAAACATAATACAGAAATCGATATTAAAATTAAAGAACATAAAACATCAATTGATTCTATTAATGACTTATTAAAAACTATTGCAACTTCAATTAAACAAACTCACGGTAAAATTGAAGTTGCAAAAACAAATAAGAAACATGCAATTGAAAATTTAGAAAAATATAAAAAATTAGAAATTGAATATAAAGCATATGAATACTATTTAAATTCAGTTTCAAGAGATGGCGTTCCTTATGATATAATATCTAAAGCAATTCCTAAAATTGAAATGGAAATTAACAATGTATTAAATCAAATAGTTGACTTTAATATGGTATTGCAAACCGATGGTAAGAATATTAACGGTTATATCATATACGATGAAGATAATTTTTGGCCATTAGAATTAACATCAGGAATGGAAAGATTTTTATCATCATTAGCTATCAGAATTGCATTAATTAATGTATCTGCTTTGCCTAGACCAAACTTTATAGCAATCGACGAAGGCT